ATTGACAGCGAAGCGTTCTCTAAAGCTGTGCAACGTATGGCATCGGTCGGGTTGATGGAAGTAGACCGCGAAACTCTTAACAAGATTTGCGAAGTACTTGGCATCCCTACTAAGCCGCTAGACGAACCTGTAGACAAGGAAAACCTAACTGGCGCTCAGAGTAAAGCAGGCGCAGGTATGGAACCGGGTACTACCGGCGAAGGTACAGCGAAGATCGGTGGGAAGTCAAAGAAAACTGACAAATCAGCATCCAATGCTGACAACGCCGCATAAAGGAAACTAATGACACTACAACGGCCCGTGCATCGCCTAACAAGCGACCTGTACAACAAGCCACATCTCATCTCTACGGAAGCTTTCAGTGCGATTACTTCGTATCTGGACTTCCGTAATGCTGGGTTGATGGCACAAGTAGAGAAAGTATCTACAGAACTTGATAAACCCGCCCTGGCGGGAAAAATCGGAATCATCAACATTCACGGTGGACTGACAAACAAACCTGTCGAATCGCTGTGCGGTGCAACTGGAGCTAGCTACGCTGGCCTGATGAACCAGATGTCCGCGCTAGTCGATGCTGGTTGCAAAACCGTCGTGCTTGACATTAGCTCTGGCGGCGGTGAAGCATTCAACTGCTTCCAAACCGCTGACGCAATGCGAGCCAAGGCAGACGAAAACGGCGTTCGCATTATCTCTTACGTGCAAGACTGCGCTGCATCTGCTGCCTACGCCCTGTGCGTTGCTGCTGACGAAGTAATCAGCCACCCGCAAGGTAGTGTCGGTAGCGTCGGAGTTCTCGTATCCATGATGAACAACAGTAAGGCACTTGAAAAAGCTGGCCTGTCTCGTGTGTTTGTTACGGCTGGTGCGAACAAGATTCCTTTCGATGCTGAAGGCGGCTTCCGCGAATCGTTCCTGGCTGAAATTCAAGATCAAGTAGACGACCTCTACGGACAATTTTGCGCTCACGTATCCCACTACACCGGCCTATCGGTTGAAGATGTACAGGCTACGGAAGCTTCCATGTATCGCGCTCCAAAAGCGTTAGAGATGGGGCTTATCAACCGCATCATGACGAACGAAGAGTTCGCAACTTACCTAACCTCAAAATAAGGAGCCGACATCATGATTGATGCACTCAAACGAAAGCTGGGAATTCTCCCTGCCACTGTTGCGGAAGCAGCAGATACAGCAAAGGAAAACGAAACGATGGATGTAAAAGACAAAGACGCCGCAGCACTCGCTGCCGCCGATACTAACGCGGTAGACGTAGCTGGGCTTCAGGCTTCTCTTGCTTCTACCGTTGCAGAACTAGCTGACGCTCACACCAAGATTACCGAACTCTCGGCCCTGGTTGAAGCTGCTAAAGAATTCAACGCCGCGCAAGTCGCTGCCGCTCTTGAAGTCAAGACCGCAGCTCGCAAGCTGGCTGTTGTGAACGCTGTTGGTACTGTCAAAGCTGATGCTCTGATGGCTGCTACGGCATCGCTGGAAGACTCCGCGTTTGACGCTGTTATGGCAGCAATGACCACGACTGCAGCAGCCGAAGCTGACACGGCACTATTCAAAGAAGTTGGCGTAGATGCAGAAGCCTCTACAACGTCCCTAGCAGACTCGAATCCTGTAATGGATTACCTGACTGCCAAGTACAAATCAGCCTAACACTAATCACTCTCTAAAGGAAAACACACATGGCAATTTTTGCTACTGAAGGTCAATACTCACGCTTTAGCGCTCTGGTCAAATGGCTCGACGCTCCAGAAAAGCCTGAGCTGTTCAAAGACGTTGTGGTCATGAACGACACTGCCGCTACTCTGGTTCTGGGAACAGTTCTGGGTAAGGTTACTGCTACTGGCAAGTACAAGCGCGCGCTGCAAGCTGCCGCTGACGGCTCGCAAGTCCCTGTCGCTATCTACATTGGTGATGCCTTCGGCGCTACCGCAGATACGGCCCTCGCACTGAATACCGATACGAAAGTACTGGTCCTATCGCGTGGTAAAGCAATCGTCGCTCGTGAAGCGCTCGCACTTGATGCATCGTTCTCGACGCAGACACACAAGGACTTCGCTTACGCCAGTCTGAAAGCTGTCGGCATCATGGTCGAAGCTGCAAACTAATACAACAAACATAAAGGAATAAATAATGATTACTCGTGATTTTGGTAGCAACGGCCAGTTTAGCGTGGCAGATTGGACGCAAGAACTGAACGTGATCCCTAACCAATGGGGTACTATCGGTAGTCTGGGAATCTTCAGCGAAGAAGGCGTAGCGGAACACGTCGTACAGTTTGAAGAAATCACCAAAGACGGCGCAACTCTGGTTGACCGTGTTCGTGGCGACCGCTCGAACGTTGGTAAAGACGCTAAGCGCGTTCTGCACTCGTTCCAGATTCCTCACTTCCCAATGGAAGACGCGATTTTCCCACAAGACATCCAAGGTAAGCGTGCTTACGGTGCTGTCTCGGAAGCGGAAACGTTTGATCTGGTGCGCGCCCGTAAGATGGAACGTATCCGTCAAAACCACGCTTGGACCCTGGAAGCAGCTCGCGCACAAGCAATCGTGCTAGGTACTGTCTACGCACCAAGCGGAACCGTGTCGCAAGACTGGTATCAGGAGTTCACCGGCACGGCTCGCCCTGCTGCTATCGACTTCCTGTTCGGCTCGACAACGACTGAAGTACTGGGCAAAATCGAGCAAGCTATCGTCGCAATTCAGGACAACAGCGGAAGCGTTTCGTTCAACGGTATCATCGCCCTGTGCGGTCCTACCTTCTTCGCTAAGCTGATTAGCCACGCAAGCGTCAAGCAAGCGTACATGTACTACAGCTCGACTCAGGAAATCAACCGTACCGCTGGCCGTTCAAGCGCTACCGCGATGCACCGTGAGTTCACCTACGGAAGCGTTCGTTTCATCGAAATGCGCGATCAGTACGCAGGCGTGCCGCTCATCCCAGCAGCCGATTGCTACTTCATCCCAACCGGAACTGAGTTCTTCCGTACGTACTTCAGCCCAGCTAACCGCTTCGGTCTGGTGAACACGATTGGCGAACAGGTCTACATGTTCGAGACGATGGCTCCTAACGGAACCGCATACACGATTGAAACCGAATCGAACTTCGTGAATGCCCTGCTGAAACCACTGCTGGTTGTGAAAGCTACTAGCTCAACCTAATCCGTTGAACATCTCAGACTCCTTCGGGAGTCTGTTATTTACTGAGTCTTAATGCGCCGGTCTTCAGAGACGGCTCCTATAGGGCTTAGTAAATAACATGAAAGGATACACAATGTCTCTACTTGATCCAACAACAAGCATCGGTAAGATGCGACTACGCGTAGGTGACTTCAGCGACTTTCCAATGATGCCCGATGAAGTTTATCAATCGGCCCTGGAAGACTGCCAAGGAAATCTACCGCGAGCATGCGTCCTGATGGCTCAATACATCCTTGCTTCACTGACTGGTCAAACGCACCAGAAGCTAGCACAGGTTGAAGTGTACGGCGCAGAGTGGTTCCAGAACTACCTTGCGTTTGTCAAGGCTACGATCTTGAATCCTAACCTGATGCAAGTTACTCCGATGCCTTATCTGGCAGCGATGGTTGACCCAAGCGGCAACGTGATTGAAATCCCGCTCGTGCAGTTTCAGCGAGATTGGAACGCAAACTTTGCTTACGGCACAGACTCAGAACAGCTACACCTGTCAGCCATTGTTTCAAGCCCTTCTATCTTCTCTTTCTAAGGACGATATGATTGATCCGATTGCACGCACAGTTTTTAGCCTGATGAGCAAGTTCGGCGGCCCCGCCACTCTGGTATCCAAAGCAACATCAGAGTACGACCCGAACACATCAACCAACGTCATCACAGAGACTACCAAGCAGCTTCGGGTTATGGTCTTTGACTACATCCCTAAGTTCACAGGCATGGGAACTGAAAACGGGTCGTTGATTCGAGCTGGAGATAAGCAAGTCTTCGTCTCACCTTCCCCCGGCCTAGTGTTCCAGAGCAGTACAGACGCGATCATGTGGCAAGGTAAGAAGTATGACATCGTAGCCGTTAAAGAGCTGAATCCATCCGGCACTAAGGTTCTACTGTTTGAAATCTTCGTACGGGAGTGATGCATGGGATTCGCAGACTCTATCCGAAATTCAAAGAAGAAAATTGAATCCGACATCAACCAGAAAGTGTTGAAGATTGCCAGCGATTTGTTCACCACTGTAGTTTTAAAGACTCCAGTTGGTGACAGCAAGACGAAAGGGCAGCTCATTAACAACTGGTTTGTTGGACAGGGCAAGGGTGTGTACAACCCCGGCAAGACAAGCTCTTTCAACACCACAGGCATGAACAGCTACAACCAAATTAGCACTCTCCGCTCTTCCACTCAGTTCTTAGGAAAAGACGGATCAGTAAGCCTTGCCAACAACGTTCACTACGCATACCGCGCTGAATACTGGGGCTGGAACTTCAGTGCATCTGAACCTCGCTGGAACGGCACAAAGCCTTACGCGATGGTGCGCAATTCGCTAACCCTTGTGGCAGCGAAGTACACTAAATAAGGAGCATCATGACCATCCGATCAGAAATCGAGTCTCGACTTTACGCTTACGCGCAAGCACAGACACCAAAGATTCCAGTCTCGTACGAGAACGTGAGCTTCGTCAAACCAAATACAGGCCACTACCTAGAAGTCTACTTACTTGACACCGTGGCGCAAAGCCGTGGCGTTTCTGCAAAAGGCGTCCGGGAAACTGGGATGTTCCAAATCAACTGCTACACATCTGTAGGGGCCGGTATGGCGTCTGTAGAGGCGCTAGCAGCCGCCGTCAAGGCACTCTACCCGGTTATACCAAAGACAGGGACGGTGAGCATTGAGGCACCTCTAAGCGCTTCTAGCGCCGTCGTGATTGATGGGTTCGTTTGTATCCCTGTAACTGGACGCTACCGCGTTGAAACATAAACAGTCCTACCGGACATAACGCCGCAAGGCACTTAAACAAAAGGAAAACACAATGGCAGTAATTGCACAAACAGCGCGTGGCGCAGTGGCCGAACTGACTCGTACCGTACTTAGCGCGAGCGACACACTAACCTACGTACCAAACACCAATCAATATCTGGAACTGGACAACAACACGGCTGGCTCGCTGACCGTCGTTATCAAAGGTAGCGCCCCAAGCGCAGCTTTCCCAGTCCCAGGAACAGGCGGAACTACGATTGACTTGAGTACTGGACGCTCTATTGTCATCGCCGCAAGCAAAACATTCGGCATTTCGCTCGACTCAATTGCCCCGTACCTCGCTGGCACCGGCGTTGTAACAATCACTGGCGGTACTGCAATCATCGCTACTCTCACCGTCTAATTTAAAGGAAAATAAATCATGGGTATTCGCACAAGCGCTGGTACTAAACTATACGTAACAGCATCCGCTCCAGCTACTTACACCGATGCTGGCTTTACCGCCCTCGTGTCGTTTAAAGAAGTTGGGGAAATCGCTGACCTCGGCGCATTCGGTAAGAAGTACAACCTTGCCACGTTCAACCCGCTGGCAACTCGTAAGACTATTAAGCGTAAGGCTTCGTACAACAACGGTACGCTGGCTCTGAAACTGGCAAGCTCGCCAACTGATGAAGGTCAGATCGTGATGCAAGCTGGAGCTGATAGCGACCTGTCGTACAGCTTCAAGGTCGTGACTCAATCGGGTTCGGTCTACTTCTTCTCTGGTCAGATCATGGGCTGGATGCTGGAAATCGGCTCTGTCGATCAAATCATGGGCGCTTCGGCGGACGTTGAGATTGACAACGACATCATCGCCTCAGTGGTTCTAGGCTAAGAATTGCCCCGCCTTCGGGCGGGGCTTTTTCGTTTCTAGCACTACTTAATACCTCCTGTCAAGCGCTAATTTGACAAGTAGCACTACTAATGCTATAATTCGTCCATAACACAAACAGCCAAAGTTGGCAACCACTTTTTCAAAGGAAAAACTACCATGACATTCGATATCGCATCCCTGGGCATTCAAGAATCCACCGTCCTTCATCTGACTCACCCTGCTAACGGTGAAAAGCTGTATGTAGACAAAGACGGCAACATGACCCTGGAGCCGACTGCTAAGCCAGTCACCGTAACCGTTGGTTCAACCAGCTCCCGCGCTTACCGCCAAGCAGTGAACGCAATGCAGAACCGCTCCATCAAGCGCGGCAACAAGAAAATGACGCCGGAAGCGGCCCGTGAAGAAGGTATTGAATTGCTGACTTCGATTTGCCTAGGTTCGGAAAACCTCGTGTACAGCGGCGCTCCGGTCAAATCCGATAGCGACTTCCGCGCTCTGCTGGCTGACGACAAAATGTCGTGGGTTAAGGCTCAGATTGATGAAGCACTGGGCAGCGTAGAACTTTTTATCGCCTAGTCGTTGACGAGCTGATTCTTTATGTTCGACAGGAAGCGTACTACCATTCGGTTCCTGACGGCGCGAAGATCACTCGTGCAGAGCAAATAGAGCGCTTTAATAGCGGCATCACACAAAGCGACGACGACTCTGAGGACGACGAGCCGGGCGTAAGCATCCAAGAGCGACAAGAAATTCCCATGCCCGAGATTACTCAGGGGTCGGAGTATCTTGTCGCTTTTTTACATTCCGCAGGAACAGCTACATCAACAGGAATGGGGCTTACCGGCCTGTCATGGCAGGAACTAGAAGCATGGGCTGCATGCACAGACAACGTAGGAATAGTCACGGCACGAGACTTAAAAACCGTCCATACCTTGAGCCGGGTTTATGCGAACGAAAGTTCCAAGGCTACACAGAAAGGGGCGAAACCTCCTTACGAAGTAAAAGTTAAGGTAGATGAAGAAGTACGAGAAGTCGTATCTAAGAAGGCTGACGATTTGTTCGGCAGCATGATCCGCGCACAAGGTGCGGTAACAAAGTAAAGGGGAAGTATGTCAACACAAGATATCTCGACACTGGGAGTAAATGTCACCAGTAAAGGAATCACTGACACTGCCAACAAGCTAGATAAACTGACCATTGCCGCTGACAAGGCGGAGCAGGCAGTCAAGAAGCTTGGGACGCAGGTAGTCACATCCAATCAAGCTATCGCCGGTTCTAGCGGAGCCACAGTCGCCCTAACAAACGCTATCCTTCTGTTGAATTCAAACATCAACACATTGACCTCCAGCCAAATCAACAACACTCGCGTAACTCGTAACAACGCAGGCGCTATGCGCGATGCTCACGATGCTGCACGAGGTTTGGCCGGGTCACTGGGAATGCTCTGGGTAACGTACGGAAACATGGTGCCGCTTGCGGCAGGCTTGGCCGTGGGCGCAGCAGTTAAAGGTGTGATGTCAATTGGTATGGACGTTGAACACGCTATTGAATCCATGCGCGTAAAAGGAGACGAAACTGTCGAGTCGGCTAACAAGCTGCGCGAAACCATTCTCTCTATCGGTCAAGGAGTCTACGGGCCTAAAGAGGTAGCTGGTGCGCTTGATACGTTGATCCTGGCGGGTCTGGATGCAGAACAAGCAATGGTGAGCGTGAAGGCAGCTCTAAACCTCGCCACGGCGGGTGGAACGACCATTGAGAAGTCTGCTACGGCACTGGTAACGATTGGTACAGCAGTGGGCGCAACTGCATCACAGTACGACATGCTGGCGGACGGTATCACCAAAGCAGCTAACACGTCTCTGGCGTCAGTTGATAGTATCGCAGAGGCAGTAAAACGCGGATCGGTCGTCAACAAACTGTATGGCGCAACGTTTGAAGATATCTTGATTCAGGCTTCGGCTCTGTCGCAACTGGGTATCAAGAACACGTCGGCTGGTACAGCAATTACGAACTTCTACGGTGATGCCATCGGTAAGACTGAGAAGGCGAAGAAAGCACTGGCAGAACTCGGCATGTCGTTCTACGACGCAGCCGGTAAAGCTAAGCCCCTGACAGAAGCGATGGAAGAGTTTGACCAAAAGCTGAAGAAGTTCAACGGCGGTAAGCAGACTCAATTCGTAATGGATATCTTCGGTGAACGTGGTATGCGAGATGTTGTAGCGCTGCGTGACATCGTGAACATGGCTGCTAACGATACCGTGAAGTACAAGAACCGCTTGCAAGAAATTAAGGGCGAAATTGGCGACATGGCCGGTACTGCCGCGCTCGCGTCAACACAGCTTGCACTGACAACCGAGAACCAAATGAAGTCCGTCAAGAACACGATGGATACTACCCTGGTTAAAGTTTTCAAGGACATGGAACCACAGATTAACGTCGTGGCTATGCGCCTGAAAGCAGCATTCGGATCAGGAGAATTCAAGAACGGCGTGACATCCATTGCTAACGCAGTGGCAGGCTTCACTGTGGCCGTTGTAGAGAACATCCGAGCGTTGGTTGCCCTGGCTGAAGGACTGATGGCTGTCAAAGTCATTACCTCTGGCGGCGCACTCTTCGCAGCTATGATCCCTCTCGTGAACGGACTGGCTGTAGCGTTCGGCGCGGTTGGAACGTCGGCTACTGGTGCTGCTGTTGCTACGGGCCTGTTCGGTCGTGCGATCATGCTACTGCCGGGTATTGGTATGGCATTAGGCGCTATCGCAGCGGTCATGGGCCTCATCTACTTCAACAGCGGCAAGGTAAAAGATGCGGCTGAAGAGACAGCCAAAGCTTACAACACAAACTACCTGTCAGCACTGAAGGAAGAAGCTGAGCGTCTTGAGAAGACTAACAAGCACATGGCGGCTGGTAACGAACTGCGAAAAGCTGAAACACTGGCAATGCGCGAACAGGCTCTTGAGAAAGCTCGCTTCAACAACAAGGAAGCCATTTCAAGCGCACAGAAGGCGTACAACGACGCGAAACTTCAAGTCACCTACGCAGGTGGTAACAGCGATGCGGCACAGATGCGTAAAATCGCTGCGATGGCTAAAGCGGAAGAAGCGTTGAAAGACCTTAACCGTGTAAAGAGTGAGTCGCAGGCATTTGACGTAGAAGCTGTCCAAACGGCTGACCGTATTATCGACGCCAGCGAGAAGCAGCGCCGTGCGTACGAAGCCGAACAAAAGGCAAAGGACGATGCTTTCAAACAGGCGTCCGGGACCGATGGAGGTATCAAGGCTCCTGATGCTAAAGCCGAAGCATACCGTAACTTCCTCGAAGGTGAACGCCTCGAACTGGAACGTCTCCGTGACGGCTACAAAGCCCGCACAGAAGCAATCAAAGAAGGCGCTGAAAGCGGCATCCGTGTTATGGCTGATGTTGAGCAAGCGCGTGTACGTGCCAACGGTAACGCAGGCAAGTACGCGAGTATCGAAGTAGAGCGCGCACAGTTGGTTCTGGCAGCACAGGTTGACTCGGCCAAGTTCGAGCAGCAGAAGGCAAACGCCATTGCAGAACAGAGCAACAAGCTGACTTCAATCATCAACCGCGAAGCAGCGTACCAAGCACAAGTTGCTGACGGTTCGCGCACACGTATGGGGATGCTGGAAAAAGAAACTGAAAGCGTTATGCGTTTCAACGGTGTGAGCGAAGAACAAATCGCAATCGCTAAGAAGCGCGCCGCCATCGCGGATGAAACTGTTCGTATCGAAGCAGCACGCGCCAAGCTGGTGACAGCTACAGGGTCGGCTGGACAACGTGCAGGAAGCCTGGAAGAAGAAGCTGATGCAATGCTCTTGTACGGTAAAGGGGCGAAGCAAACCGCTGTTGAACTGGCTAAGCTGGAAGTCGAAAAGCTGAAGCTTAACAACACAGGTTCAAGCCTACTTATCACGCAGCGCATGGAAGCAGCCGGGATGGAAGACATCTCGAAATCTTACAACGAGTTCGCCAAGCTTATCGCTGGCAACGCCGAACGTGAAACAGCAGATAACATCGCTGGAGTAGCCGGAGTTGTTGGAGCTGAAACTGCTAAGGTAATGGCTCACCAGCAGGCTACACAAGCCATCATCGCTTCTAATCTTGCTCGCGCCGATGCGGGTCTTGCGGCTGCACGAGCTGGCAATGATCAAGCAACAATCGACGCTGCGCAAGAGACGTACGACAAGATGGATGCAGCAGCTAAGAAGTTCAAGCAGCAAACCGCTAAGTACTTCACCATTGATCTAAAAGTTGCTGGCCTGAAGGATGTATCCAGCATGCTTGGGAATCTGGGCAAGGCAGCAAGTAACATGGGCGGAGCGTTTAACCGCGCCGGTACTGCACTTGAAGGACTCGCTAATTCGTTCGTGACGTTGCATGAAGTTGAATCTAAGCAAGGTATCGAAGAGAACGAACGCATGCAGGGCCGGATCGGTGCGTACGGCGACATGGCCGGGGCGGCAGCAGGATTCTTTGCTGAAGGCTCGAAGGGCTATAACACGATGATGGGCGTCTCGAAAGTGTTCCACACAGCAGAGATGGCAATGGGACTTGTACGCATGGGGCAGAAGGCCGTAGAGGCAGTTCTGAATCAAGGTAGTGGCGATCCGTACACAGCATTTGGTCGTATGGCTGCAATGGCCGCTATCGTCGGCGCACTGGGCTTCGCAGTTGGTGGAGGATTCAATTCCAGCCACGGTGGTAAGACAGCGGCAGAAGTTCAGAAGTCTCAAGGAACAGGTAGTGTGTTTGGTGATAGTGACGCGAAGTCCGCTAGCATTGCTAACTCGCTGGCACTCCTGAAAGAAAACTCGAACATCATGCTTCCAGTGAACCAAGCAATGCTTGAATCTCTGCGCGCTATTCAGTCGAGCATGGGTGGGTTGACAAACCTTGTTCTGCGCACGAACGGCGTAACAGACGGTACAAACCTGGGCATCCAAACAGGCACGTTGAAAGACAGCCGTAGCAACGCCGGAACACTGGCAGGGCTAGGTGCTGCTGGCGGAGCTGCTTACGGTGCGTATGCTGGCGCGATCCTTGGACCACTAGGAGCGATTCTAGGCGGTATCGGTGGATTCCTTATCGGCGGACTCGCTTCGCTGTGGGGGAAGACGAAAGCTAACATCGTTGATAGCGGCCTGAAGTTCGGCGGTAGTGTGAGTGCTTTGCAAGCTGGTAAAGGTTACGACCAATACGCGTCTGTAGATACCACGAAATCAAGCTGGTTCGGCCTGAAGAAAAGCACGAGCAACAACGTGCAAACTCAAGGAC